ATATTTTTATACCCTTTACGCTATTTTTAATCTACATTCTCTAATGAACCGGTTGTATTATTCTGGGTCATCAATAACTCATTGCGCAATTGTGTTGTCTCTACATCAGATACTTCACGATCTTCAAAATTAACTGTTTCCTTAACACCTACCAAATTTCCATCGTCATCTAATGTCTGTGTTAGTACATTTCCACTCGATTTGGCTTTCTCAATATTTTCCATGATTGCTTTCTTTTTGGTTTCACGTACACGTTCCTCAAATTCTTTCTTAGCCATCTCTTCGTTCTTCATTTTTTCTTTATGGAGTGCGTTTAATTCTTCTTCCAAGTGTTCAACTCTTCCAGTTTTATATGCATCCGGATCCCATGGAATCCATACACCAACTGGTCCTACAAAAATATCATGATTCGGGTCAGCTTCTCTTAATTGTTTACACTTTTGTTCCGCCTCTTCTTGAGATGCATATGAGCCACGTACTTTTAGACCACGAACTGATGTCTGGAATGAATGTTCACGATTAAATTTCTCATTTAGGGATTCCTCCTGTTTATCCATAAAGTTTTTATAATCATCCTCTATTCCGCTCTTCTTTAATTTGCTACTTTCTTCTTTAACAAAATCGTTAAAATCTGCAATTAGAGTTTCTACATTCATATTGTGTTTATAGGCAATAAAATGAATAAATTCAAAGTATCTTTCCATAGATTTAGAGAATTCCCACGTTTTTATAAATTGATCAAATTGGAATACCTCTCTCTTCTTTAGAATTTTTTCTGGTGAAACAAAAGAAAGACATGCGAATTTTTGCCCTGCAATTGATTTATCTTCATCGCACAAATCTACATATTTAGGATTACTTTCACCATTTACCATTTTATGTTCGAACGTCGACATTATAAATATTATAATATTAATATATTTAAGTGTTTTTAGTATTAATAACTTAATTAAATACAATTAGAACAAAAATAATTTATTATAATATACTATATCATAATGACCGAAATGTTCGACATGAATGAATTGTTAAAGCGTGCTATTAAGTACATCATTGAAGGTTTAGCCGTTGCTATCTGTGCTATGTTAATCCCTAAAAAGGCTTTGGGTATGGAAGAGATTGTTATCATTGCATTAACCGCTGCTGCTACATTTAGCATTCTTGACGTGTTTATTCCTTCCATGGGATCTAGCGCAAGAAATGGTGCTGGTATGACACTCGGTAGTAGCCTCGTCGGTGGTATCCGTCTTGCCGCATAATCAATATAATTATAATCTTTTATTTTTTCGTAACACTTTGTGTAGATATTATTACACAAAGTGAATAATTATACCGTTGGAAAATATTCCCAATCTAAATCCTGACTTACTTTTTTCCAAATCATGTCTTGTTCTAATTGTTTTTCTCTATCTTTCATCATTGGAATATATGGCAGATATTGGGTTTGATCTAATAATACACATAATTGGTATAATGTATATGTGTAATTGAAAAAATTTGTTCTACTCGGTGGACAATGTACTGCCCACGGCTTTTGTATTTCTATAAAGAGAACACATAATGTTTCATGTAATTCTTCATTCATAATTGGGGGTTTTATTCCAAATAAAGAATTAATATATTGAATATGTTCAAAATATTTATTATATCCTAGTTTACGTAATATTTCACGCATTTTATCATAGTTTATTTGCGACATATCTGTTATTCTCTCTTTTTTTATTCGAGCCTTTATTGCATCTATTACTTCATCTGGTATTTGGGTTGTCTCTTTCGCCTGAAATTGTGATAAAATCTCTTTAAAATGATTAAGTCGAATATATGCCGTATAAGATACTTCACTCGGTGGTTCTTTGTTTGTTGGTTTTGCGCTATCTATTATATAGGTCACAAATTTTCCACATTCTGTATTATTACATATCATAATACCTTCCTCATCCTGAGGAATAAGTTCACCTTTTCCACATGTTTCACATACATCTGTCGATACTACAAAATCCTGGATATTAGCTATTTCATTCGTGACATTTCGCCAATAATGTTGATATGACTGCTTTGATTTGGCATATTTATCATTATTAATATCTGCTGATTCCTGGTCGACTGCCTTTATTTTAAAGAAAGAGTTGAGAACATTGGAATTTTGGTTGATTGTATTTGAATCTTCGGATATTTGTTTCTTTTGTTCAAAATAATCGAAAATATGTTTTGAATTGTCCAGTAAATATTCCTTTTTTTGGCGGGTTAATCTTTTTACCTCTTGTTGTATCGCCTTTATTCTATCTCGCATTTCCATGTATTCATCATATTGATTCGATGACAATTGTTTGATTTTATCTTTGAGGTTCTCTTTTTCGCGAATGAGTTCGGGGATAACTACTGTCTCTGTATTATGAAATGTATCTAATAATTCCGTATGTTTGATATCTATCGTATGTAGTCCTGGTGTCTTTTGTGGATGACCCTTCTTTTGATTCGAATTCATAGAGAACTAGTTTATATTAGTTATCTATGTGTTTTTATGTTGCTTTTTTTTGAATTGGATTATTTTTTTGATTTTTTATTTTTGCGTGTTCCGTTTTTTTTGTTTTTTTTGGTTTTTCTGTTTTTTGGTGTCCCTGTTTTGTTTTTCTTCCTATGAGAAATGCGTTTGGATTGATTATCTCGTTTCTTTTTTGTTTTTACTGTTTTCGGGTTACCCCCGACTGTTGCTCCTACTAGTTGCTTGAATACAGTACCTTCTTTATAGAAATCATTTTCAAGTTTTTTCTGTATTTTATTTAGGTTTTTTTCATTTAATGTTTTAATCGAATTTATTAAATTCATATGATCCTTCATATCTGTTTGATCCTTCATATCTGTTTGATGATCCTCAATTAATTTAATTACATCTCCAATAGTAACATTCGGTTCAACTATAATAGCAGCATATTCATCAACATTGGTGACGGATACATTATTATCTAATGTTTTGTTAGTTTCCGTTAATTTGTCCAAAGTCTTCTCTAACAAGACATGTATAGTTTGATTTACTTCATCTTGGGTTTTGTTGAATACAGTAGTAGGTGTTTTATTGGTTGATCCAGTTTCTTCTTCTTCAGAATCATAGTCAGTTGATTTATGGTTTTTAATAATTTCTCGATATTCCGGTGCTAATCCATAAAATTTACTATCTATTTTATTAAGTTCTTCGATATATTTTATATCTAATCCATTGTTAACATCCTTTAATACAGCATTAACTCTCTCCAAAATATTCTCACGATCTGTCTTCATTGCATCTTCGTCATTAGCTAGAATATTCTCATCATCTGTCTCCATTGCATCTTCGTCATTAGCTAGAATATTCTCATCATCTGTCTCCATTGCATCTTCGTCGTTAGCTAGAATATTCTCATCTAGAATCTTAAATATTTTGAATAAACTTTCAAGAATATTTTCATATGCCTGGTCTTTGTCGTTACCAGATAAATGTATTGTTTCTTCAATAAGACTTTTTATTTGGGCGTTGGTATTCTCTTCATATTCAGTATAATCACCTCCTGTCATACCACCTCCTGCAGTCATTGCAAGATTTTTTGCTGGTATTGCATTTACAATAATCTGTGTGAAAGCTTCCTGAATCCTCATATTATTATTGAGTGGTAGTCCCATATTTGCATGCTGTGCCCACCAATATACGTGTCTCCTCATATATTCCACCATATCATCCTCTGTTTTTAACCTATTAGCTGCATGTTTTTCTACAAAATATGGACAATATTCACTGTTATGTATGGGGTGCTGTCTAACTAATCTTACTATTTGTAGTGCAACTACTGGGTCAAAGTCCCATCCGGATTTAACTGAAAATTTCATAGGTATTTTTTGTGATTTTCTTCTATTACAATGAATATGCGAAACAAAATTTGCCCAAGGGTTATTTGGGTTCTGTGAAATTAATGTTCTCGATAGAATACCTCCAACAATTGCTGCTGGATGTTCACAATCACCACAACCAGTAAAATTTACATAGCCGTCGTTATCTATATTTTGATAAAAAAAAACATCTTCGCCGCATATCCAACATTTTCCACAACTACCCTTAAGGTCGGGCCTGAATTTTGTAGAAGTAATATGACCGTCTACCTTTTGTAAAAATGTTGGTTGTTTAGCCACGTTGTCAAAATACGGGTTTTGTGTAATATCTACAATATTGTACTTTGCTTTTTCTGCAGGTGGTAACAAATTCGCGTCTCTTCGATCATTTTTAACAACATACTCTCTAATATCAGAACCATACGGTGGTGACTGATAATTCTTACGTATACCTGTGATCTTATTATTGAAATTCGTACCCGCTCTTACTGCTGCATCTTTCGTTGCTGCACATTCACTCTCAGGGGTCATCGCGTTATTTAAATTAAATCGTATATTTTGCATATGTTTGCAAATTTTTAGAAGATTGAGTCCTTTTATCAATCCTGCTATCACAGTACGAACTGGTACTAATGTAAAATTTTTTCCTATTGACACCTTTTTTACTTTTACTTTTAGTGCTTTCGGTTCATAAGTTAATAAAACGGGTGGTTTTACAGGGCGTTTAGGGCGAGTACTTGTCTTTACTGGTTCAGTCTTCTTACTATTATATACTACCATATCTGTATATACATATATAAATATAAAACTATACAAAAATATAGTTTTATCTTAACTTGAAATATATATATTATATCCTAAATGATTAAGCTCTTTTTTCGAGCAGAACTTTTTGATTCGAGTTCATAGAGAACTAGTTTATATTAGTTATCTATATGTTTTTATGTTGCTTTTTTTGAATTGGATTATTTTTTTGATTTTTTATTTTTGCGTGTTCCGTTTTTTTTGTTTTTTTTGGTTTTTTTGTTTTTTGGTGTCCCTGTTTTGTTTTTTTTCATATGAGAAATGCGTTTGGATTGA